CATCTTTCTCAGGCATGACTATGCAGTTTGGGGACTTGGGAGATACCAGTCCCCCTTTTACTTTTTTACTTGTTCATTAAAATCTAGGTCAATTCTCCACGCAGAAAAACCTTCCTTTACCTTACCACGTTTCTTCGCAATTGCTTTGCTGACTGCCTTACGTCTGTTTGCAAGATACTTATCAGTTCCATCTGTCTTACCATCATTGTTGATATCAGCATCTTCCTGTCCTACAGGATCCATTCCCTCTGGTATCTGTCTTCTTTGTTGAGGTGTCATTGGTTTTTCTTTTGGTTTCTTAGGCTCTGGTTTTAATGTAGGCAATCCTGTAAGTTTATTTCTCATCATCTCATCAACCACTTCCTCATTTCTGAGTTGTGCAGCAGGGGTCTTCATCTTACTGAATCTTTCTTTTTCTTTTGCAGTGGATATAGTGCTAACAATTTTTTCTGATCTCTTTTGTGCCTTGCTACCTTCTTTACTATCAAGTCCTTTGCTAAGCGCTGTGCGACTTAGATTACCAGCCTTACGATACATCTTTGTAGTAGGAAGTTCTTTCTTTTCTTCCGACATCTTCTCTTTCTTTTTCTTTGCCTTTGCTTTCAATCTTTCTGGAAAACTCATACCATCACCCTTAGTAATGCCATACATACTACCTTCAGTTTGTGCCTGTGGGCCTGTGGTTTTTACACCTCTTTTTTCTTTAGTTTCTTTTTGTCTTTCAAGTGACATTTTTGCTGCTGATGACATTCCCTGACCAGTTCTTCCAGTAGGTTCAGTGCTACCTGTATCACCAAATCTTCTTTGATTTCTTATTAACGATTTTGAAACATTTGATATCATGCTGCCTTCTTCTTTTGCCTCACCTAAAAGTTTTTGTTTTGCCATTGACTTTACAGCTGCTGGAGCTGGTGATGCACCAAGTATTGACATGAATACTTTCTTTTTCTCTTCTTCTGAAGCACCATCTTTAACTTTTCCCTTCGCCTTATATCTAACATCTGATGCTAATTGTGATGCTTGTTTCTCTACATCAGAATCACCAGCTGCGTGGCCTCTTTTTGCCTCATGAACTTGTTGATATGCACTCATCAAGTCATCTTGTATTTTTTGACTAAGCATTACTCTTTGCACGTTTCTTTCTAGATTTATTTATAAAATTAAGGATGATAGGATTATGTGAGAGTCTTTGAGTGTATTGTCTTAGAGCATCAGTTCCAACTTCCCTTTGATTTGCAGGCACACCAGACACTTCTGTAAACTTCTCAGTGATATCTTTAATCCATGATTTGAACATTATATTTTCTTCAGTTACTGCAATAATATAATTTGCACCTGTACGAATAATCTTACCAATCAAACCAGTATTATCATTCTCTACGATGTCACCAACACGAAATATATTTCCGTTCATATAATTCTCACGAAGATTCTTCCAATCAAACTTAGGAGCAATTCTCCATGTTTCATTTTGTTGTTTCTTCTTAGGTAACTTCATTCCTTTTTGTATTGCAGAATATAACTCTCTTGCTTTATCATCCTTCAAACTTTGCGGAATACCAGATCTAAATGTATCAAAATCATCATCCGCAGCAGCCTTTCTTAACTTGGAAGCAGACATAGCACTGATACCTTCTCCATCTGGGTCACGGTCTCCAGCAGATACTACATTGATACGGTCAAACTTATAAAGTTTATTATTATATTTGTTCGCTAAATTCTCAAATTCTTTCTGTCTATCTTGACCAACTACAATATTAACAGACTTTGCACCTCTTTCACTTGCACCTTTCAATGCATCAAAGATTGTTCTTGTGTTTGGATTATTCATGATATGTTTCGCATGTTGTGGAAACATCTGTTGCATATATCCAATCTTTGTATCAGGGTCTAAGGGATTTTTTGCAGGGTCATTTGAACGTGATGGATAGATTTCATAGTTACCTTTTCCAGCCACCTGTTTGACTTTGTTCATAAGTCTTTCATGACCAGTCGTGGGTGGATTAAAACGACCAAACGCCACCGTCATATCAGCACCATTGTCATCCTTTGGATTCGGATTTGCAACTGACTGAGAAGATAATGCTTCAGTTATAAATGATGTAAAACTTTTCATATTTTCGGTACGGGCATGGGATTACCTTTCTCCCAATTTTTATCTGCTGTAAAGTTTGCACGACTAAACTCTAAACGGTCTACAAGTTTAAGAGCTTGACCTGAGCGAATTGCAACAAATCCTTCGGGTGCTGTCACACGATAACCATCTGGTGTTCTAAGAAACGTACCAAACGTATTCACCTTCTGCAATTTACGAATCATAAAATTTTTCGCAGCCTGTAAATTCATATAAGATGCAACAGTCATGTATATTGACTGTTCGTTGCTCGCAATAAATTTAAGACCCATGTTCTTTAGTTCTAAGTATTTATCTTTTGTTGCCTTCATCTTTTTCTTATCAATCTCTTTATCTAAAGCGTTTGAAAAATATGCTGCGAAGTCTCTTGCAGTATTACGAGCACCAATCAAAGTACGACCTTGACGAACGTATGTGTTAAAGAAGGTTTTGAACATGATGTTCAAGGTAAATTTATTCATGTCGTTTGTCTTCATCAAATCTAGAAAACGAGATGCCTGTTTTAAAGAACCCTCAGTTTTGTTCACAAGATTTGTATATGTTGTTTTCTCAGCGGGAGTCATATTTGCCTCACCTGATGCATTTTTGAAATCAGATGATGTGACGAATACATTGTTGTTACCTTGAATATTAATACCTCCAAAACTGGCAGTCATCGTATCTAAAGTTCTTCCCTCATATTGTGTATGAAATACGATTCCAAATTTTGCATTATCTATTCTTTTTCCAATATCACTATCTTTCGGAACTGCATAAACAATTGTGTTTGGTTGAAATGCAATACAATTATCTCCACCTATACTTGCCTCATACTTATCATCGGTGAATAGTAAATCTCCTTGCACCACATTTGGTATTGAAAGTGTAGAAAGATATTTGTATGCATCTTTAAGTTTTTCTGCAAGTTGTCCAGCAGAATACATACTATCTACATCTTCTTCAGAGTATGAAATCTTTGGACTTACTTTATTAAATACAGACTTTGTACCAACAAAAAATCTACCGTTCTCTGGATTGACACCACAAATAATTGCAGGAGCTCCATCCCACTTCACAGTGACACGAGTGTCTGCAACACCTTGGTCTAACATATCTCCAAGAGAACGAAGAAAAGTAACTGCTTCCTTACCACCTTGAGAACCACCGTTCAAGATGTTGTCTTCTAAATGTTCTAAGTGAGTATTCTTCATTCTAGTTTATAGTAAGCAGATGAAAATCTAGATTGACTAGATGCGTAAAGATATAAATCCTCAACTAATTGATTTCTTTTATCTCTATTTGTAATTGATTCTAATGTGTTTATGAGTTGAGTTATCTGTAACTTTGAATATAAAAATTTAGGTGTGACTATCTTTTCGTTTTCTTTAAGTTCTTCTATTTGTTTATTTGTTAATCTGGCATATTTTTTTAAACCAACAGCAATCTCATCAAACACACCATCTGGATCTGTTCTTACTCTGGATGCAGCGTTTGTTGGAATCTCAGAAGCACCATGAGATCTTAGTATCATATTTGTAGGCCCTAAACCAATCTTCCCCTGATTTGCATTTGCTCCTTTAACCTCACCTTGGAATCCTGTTAATCCTAAACCAGCACCAAATGATCTAAATTGTATCTTAGTTCCACCAGATAATTTTATATATCCATCTATGGACTTACCACTATATTCATACCCTGCATAATCTTTGCAAAACTTCATGTCACTAAAAACATTTTTTGCAGACAAGGAAGCACCTGATTGCATTTTCTTTAAAGATATCCCTATCAGTTTTCCATGTTCAAGTTCATCTTGTATGCATTGATTTAATCCTAATAGAGTTTTTTCATTATCAATACATTTAAAATCAAAATCACTTTTAACCATCCAAATATCCGATGGATTCCATTTATTAATATCCATTCTTACACCCTCTGCTGCTTTTGCTCTCGTAAAAGCAGAGTTAATTCGATTTACCGTTGCATCTCCACGATGAAAAGTATATTTACCACTTCTACCAAAACGACCATACAATGCGTTAGCACCAGTTATTGATGACTTAATCCAATCGTCAGGTAAATTATTTCTTATATCCTCAATATTTCCATCTACACTAAACAAGTTAGAATATTTTTGAATTGTTTTCATTGTTACATCATTATTATTAATCGTCTTTCCCATTCCAAATGCTATCGCAGCATAAACTGCTTGTGCTGATTCATTTCTTGTAGTGTCCTCTGCACCAGCACCAGATCCACCACCGCCAGTTTCGGGTTTGTATATGAGTCTTACTTTCTTTTGATCAAAATTAAACTCTGTACCACCAAATGATCCTACATCTCTGGTAAGAGCGCCAAAGGGTATTCTAGCTGCATATAAAGCATTTTCAATTGCATCTCTAGTACTGGATCTATTATTGTTTAATACTTTTATTTCTTTTATAGACTTCGTATCCTTAAGAACTGACACGTTATAGTTCTGAAGAATTTCATCAACCACT